AGGCTCGTGCCTTGACCATCAGCATCGACTTCGACCGCACGTTCGCGGCCGACCCGGCATTGTGGGGCGAGTTCGCCCGCAAGTCGGCGTCGGACGGAAACACGGTCGTGATGATTTCGCGCCGCCCCGAGGAAGACCGCCAGGTCGTGACCGACACGCTGGGCGAGTACGCCGATGCGTTCTCCCAAGTGTTGCTTGTGGGTGGCGACACGCTCAAGGCTGACGCGGCCCAGGCGGCTGGCATCGACGTGGACGTGTGGGTCGATGACAGCCCGCAGACGATCACGGACGAACCGGCACCGGCGCCGAAGAAGCGGAGCCGCAGGAAGAAGACCGATGGCGAGGTATGACCACATCGACTTCACGCCCCCGGCGGGCGTGCGAGAGGAGGCAGCAAAGGGGCTGGCATGGCGCGGCGAGTACGGCCGAGGCGGCACGGCAGTCGGCGTTGCCCGAGCGAGAGACCTGTCGAACGGCACGAACATCAGCCCCGAGACGGCGAAGCGGATGGCGAGCTACTTCGCCCGGCACGAGGTGGACAAGCAAGGCGAAGGGTGGAGCCCCGATCAAGACGGCTTCCCGAGTGCGGGGCGGATTGCCTGGGCGCTCTGGGGCGGCGACCCCGGCCAGGCGTGGGCGAACAAACTGACGCGGCAGATTGAAGCCGCAGACAACGAGGGCAGGAGCATCATGGGCAACATCGAGCGACGTTCTCTTGCGATTGACGAGGTAGAGTCGGCGGTGCCGCTGCTCACGGTCGAGAGCCGCAGCGAAGACGGTGCGGAGCGGGAATGGGTTGTGGGCTACGCTGCCAAGTTCGGCGTTTTGAGTTTGGACTTGGGAGATTTTGTGGAAAGGCTGGACCCCGGTGCGTTCGGCATCGTGGTGGAGCGTCGCGGTCGGCGTCGCCCTCTGGAGACGCGGGCGCTCTGGAATCACGACCCGAACTTCCCTCTCGCTCGCTACCCGGGCACGTTGAAGCTCACCGTGGACGAGGTGGGGCTGCGGTACGAGTTCCCCGTGCCCGACACGACCTACGGGCGGGACTTGGCTGCAAACATCCAGGCTGGCATCGTGCGGGGCTCGTCATTCTCGTTCACCGTCCCAAGCGGCGGCGAGACGTGGAGCCAGGAGGATGGCCGCAGTGTCAGGACAATCTTGGCCGTCGATTCTTTGCTGGACGTTTCCCCAACGACGTTCCCGGCCTACCCGGACACGGACGTGAAGGTTGCCCAGCGTTCCTACGATGCGTGGCGTTCCGCGTCGGCCGATGTCCAGCGTCGCCAGATTGACCGCGTTTTGCAGGCTCGCGGCAAGGCGGCATCCATCCGCGAGTATCTGAAAACGCATGGCCGCTAGTGGCGATTCGTGCCCGAAGTGCCGGGAAGGCCGCTTGACGGTTGCGTCGAGCGTCCGCAGCGGTGAGTACCAGACTCGCTATCTGCGATGCACGCGGTGCAGTTGCACCGACAAGCAAGTGATCCATGCTGGCGAGATTCGCCGCGTGAAGTTCTTTACTGGTGCCAACGCATAACTGCGTGGTTTCCGCCTCGCGTTTCTAGGTTCGATGTAGGCGACGGCAAGAGACCGTCGCTTCCCGAACACAGGAGACGCGCCCGTGGCTGTCGAGAAGCTCAAGGCTCTGCTGGACGAACTGGCCTCTGTCGTTGCCGAGATGGAGGCGATGACCGAGGACGCCCCCGAGGGCGAAGACGCCGCTCCCATGAGTGAGGAGCAGGAAGCGTCCCTCCGCAGCCTGGAGCAGAAGGCCGACAAGCTCCGCGAGCGGATCGCGTTCCTGGAGCGAGTGCAGGCCAAGAGCCTCGAGTTGCGTTCCGTGCTGGAGCGTGCCGCCCCGGCCAAGAAGGTCGATTCCGTCACCGAAGACAAGGAGCCCGCCGTGGCTGAGAAGCGTTATTTCGCGATCCCCAAGGCGTCGCACAACCTTCGTGGATTCAAGGGTCCGAACGCCGAAGAGCGGGCGTACCGTGCTGGTATGTCGCTCAAGGCGACCCTGCTCAACGACGCCGAGGCTCGCCGGTGGTGCGATGACCACGGCGTCGAGCATCGTGCCCAGTCCGGTGGCATCAACTCGCTCGGCGGCGTGCTCACCAATGCGGAGCTGTCTGATTCCATCGTGAGATTAGTCGAAGAGTTCGGTGCGTTTCCGGCGAACGCTCGCAACGTCACGATGAACAGCGACACGCTGCTCATCGCCCGGCGTACCGGCGGTCTGACCGCTCGGGCGATTGGCGAGAACGCCGCTCCGACCCCGAGCGACGTGACCTTCGACAACATCCAGTTGGTCGCCAAGCTCTGGGGCGTGGACAACCGGGTTCCGATGTCGCTCATGGAAGACTCGGCGATCAACCTCGCCGACGCCATGGCGGTCGAGGTGGGCCAGGCGTTCGCCGAAGCCTTCGACAATTCCGGCTTCATCGGCACCGGCAACGGGGCTCTGTACCACGGCACGAACGGCGTGGCCGTGTCGATCATCGACGGCACGCACACTGCGTCGGTCCAGAGTGCGGCCAGCGGGAACAACACCTTCGCGGGGCTCGCTCTCAGCGACTTCACGAACGCTGTTGCCCGGCTGCCGCTGTACGCTCGCAACCGGAACGCCAAGTGGTACATCTCGCCGTCTGGCTACGGCTCCTCGATGCTCCGTCTGATGATGGCGGCGAGCGGCAACAACCAGGCCGACGTGGCTGCGGGTGCGAACCTCAACTTCCTCGGCTTCCCGGTGGTGCTCGTGCATCCGATGGAAAGCCGCCTGACCGGCACCGCCTCGCAGGTTGCGTGCCTGTTCGGCGACCTGTCGCAGGCGGCCACGTTCGCGACGCGGCGTGAGATCCGCGTGGCGACGGACTCCAGCCGGTTCATCGAGTTCGACCAGCTCCTCACGTTCGCCACGGCTCGCGTTGCCATGGTCGCCCACGACCTCGGCGACAACAGCAAGGCTGGTCCGATTGTCGCCCTCCGGTTCGCCGCCTGACCTTTGACCTTCTAGGAGAAGAAACCAGTGAACTTCATCGAGAACACCAAGACGGTTGTCGGTACTACCGTCACGTCGGCGGCGGCTACCGCTACCCTGACCATCGACACGCTGGGCTACGCCTACGCCAGCGTGGACGTGATCGTGGCGGTTTCGACCACGCCTGCGAATACGGCGGCTTCCATCCTGAACGCCTTGTCGCTCTCGGGCGGCGAGACGACCACGGCTGGCAGTTCGATCTACACGGTGGCCGCGCCTGCCGCGTCGGCTGCCGTGACCGCGCAGCCGTCGGTGGTGCGGTTTGACATCGACCTGCGTGGCAAGGGCCGGTACGTCAAGGTTGACGCGACCCCTGCAACGGCGCTCGCCACGACCATCGTGGCTCGTCTGAGCAAGGGCGAGGTTGGCCCCGACTCGGCTTCCGAGATGGGTGCCCTGGCGAAGTATTCCGGCTGAGCGACTTGACAGCCTCGACACAGTAGATGGCGGGAGTGGCGTTTGCCGCTTCCGCCATCTCTGTTTTTGAGGACTCCATGATCGTCAAAGTCGGCAGCACGGATGTTGACGTGCGGATCGAGTGCGTGATGAGCGGCCCGCGATTCGGCCCGCTTGCGAACGTGTTCGGCTGGGCTCAGGCTCTCATGCCGCTTGGCATCCGCCCGACGCTCGGGCAGGGGGCGCTCTGGGGACAGGTGCTTCAGCGGTCGATGGAGCAGTTCGTCGACTCGACGGAATACATCCTCACGACCGACATGGATTCGTTCTGGGGGCACCGTGAGGTCTCTGAACTCGTCGCCCTCGCGATGGCGTTTCAGTGCGACGCCCTGGCCCCGCTCCAGGTGAAGCGTGAGGACGGCCGCCCGATGTTCACGCTGCCCGGCACGCTGGAGAAGCCTCCGGCTGGCGGGGCGACGGAGTTGCCCATGTCGTGGTTTGCCGAGCCCGTGCAGGAGGTGGACTCGGCCCATTTCGGCTGCACGCTGATTTCCACGAAGGCACTCAAGCGGACCCCGAAACCGTGGTTCCAAGACCAACCAAATGACAAGGGGGAGTACGGGGACGGCAGATGCGATTCTGACATATTTTTTTGGAAGCAATTCAAGCGTGGCGGCAACCGCCTCTACGTCTCGCCTCGCGTGTCCATCGGGCACGGCGAGTGGGTGGCGGTCTGGCCGGGCAAAGACCTGCAAGCCCCGGTGTTTCAGTACGTGGGCGACTACAACGCCAACGGGCGTCCGAAAACTGCATGGAGCGTGACCAAATCGTGAAAATCAAACTAGCGACGAACTACTCGACCTATACGGTCGGCACGGTGATTGACTGCGAAGACGAGACGGCACAGCGGCTCATCCGTGATGGCATCGCCGTCCGCGAGCAGCAGATGGACCTGATCGAGACGGCATCGGTCGATCACGACGTCGAGCGGGCCGACGCCACACCACGAAGACGAGGACGGCCGCCGCGTGCGATACAGAAGCCTGACGACACTGACGCCGCCAGCGGTTGAGCCCGTCACGCTCGCCGAGGCCAAGGCTCACTGCCGCGTTGACACGGACACCGACGATGCCTTGATCCAGGCATACATCACGGCGGCTCGTGAGTGGTGCGAGGCGTACTGTGACGAGACGCTCGTTCATACGCAGTACCGCATGACGCTCGACGCGTTCCCGGCCGAGATCGAGTTGCCGCGCCCGCCGATGGCTTCGGCTGGCACGGCCACGGCGGTGAGCGTCACCTACACGCTGGAGAACCAATCGACGGCGGTGCTTTCGACCACGGCCTACCGCGTGGATCGGGCTTCGATGCCTGGCGTGCTGCGGACGCCCTACAACGGCTCCTGGCCCAGCCACCTCCTCGACTACAACGCCGTCACCGTGACGTGGTGGGGCGGCAAGAGTGCGGACGGCTCGGGCGTGGAACAGCGGTTCAAGAACGCGATCCTGTGGCTGGTGGGTATGTGGTACGAGCGGCGGATGGCGGCTGACGCCGTGAGCCTGTCGGAGATTCCGTTCGGCGTGAAAGCGTTGCTCGATTCGGCGAAGTGGGGGTCTTACCGATGAGCGACATCAAAGGCCGATTCGGCATCGACGTGCTGTTCACCGATTCGACGGTGGCCGGCGGGGCGAAGTCGCTCAAGACGATCACGCTCCAGCACGCCACGGAATATGACGTCGGAAAAGTCGCCGTCGTGTCTGGCACCTGCGGCACGGCGGTCGTGAGCGTGCCGGTCGCCCCGACTACCTATCGCAATGCGGCGGGCAACCTCGTCTCGTTCGCGAGCGTCTCTCGCGTGGCGTTTTCCGCGACCGGCGCGGCAATGGTCGCGTGCGACGGCTCGGGCGGCTGCGGCGAAAACGATTGGACGATCTACTCGCGGGCCGGGCAGGTAGCCGTGTCGGAGGCGGTGGAGACGGCTTCGTTTTCGATCAACGTGATGGGCACGGCTGGCACGGCGGCGTACACGCTGGTGATGTATGGTTCTTGATCCCGGGCGGCTCCGCGAGCGGGTGACAATTCAATCCGCGACCGAGCGGCGCAACACGCTGGGCGAAACGACCCTGGAGTGGGCCACGTTCACTGAGCGGTGGGCGAGCGTCGAAGGGCTTTCGTCCCGCGAGTTGCTGTTGTCGGGGCAGCAGCAAACGGAACTCACGCACCGCGTGCGGCTGCGGTACGTCACCGGGCTGACGCAATCCATGCGGATTTCGTGGCGTGGTCGGCTGCTGGAGATCACGACGCTGCTCGAGCATGGCAACCGCAGCGAGCATGAGATTCTTTGCACGGAGCGGGTGGACTGATGGCAACCGCTGGCATCGAAATCACCGCCGAGATGGCCGAACTGCGGGAACTGCAGCAGGCTATCGGTCGGCTGTTCTCTCCTGCCGACAAGGCCCGCATCTTGAAGGCGGCTCTGGAGAAGGCAATCGAGCCCGCGTACCAGCGGCTCCAGCAACTCACGCCGATTGGCCCGACAGGGAACCTGCGGCGGGCGGTATCGAAGAAGGTGAAGACCTACACGAAGAGCGGCACCGCCGTTGGGCTTGTCGGCTTCCGCCGGGCCGGGCAGGAGCGTTCGGAAAGCGCGGCTGGCGGGGCCGTGCGGGCCGGGCCTGACCGGGCGTTTCACCAGTGGTGGCTGGAGGAGGGGACGAAGCCCCGTCAGGTGATGACGCTCTCCAACAAGCCCTACGGGCGAAAGGGGCATCTGCGTCGCATCAAGGGTCGCCCGGCGGTCGAGGTTCGCCCGCACATCGTCCAGAAGGGGCAAGGCGGATACATCGCGTCGAGCTACAACCGGCTCGGCCCGTTCAAGATGATTCGCACGGATGATGGCCGCGTGCAGACCGAGCCCGGTTCGCCGCGAGCGTTTTTCAAGAAATCAAAGACGCCGATCACGATTCCCGCCATGCAGCCCGGCGGCAGCGGCGCCCCGCCGCTCAAGACCGCCTGGGATCAAACCCAGCCGACCGTAGCGGAGATCCTCCAGCGGGAACTGCGGCTGTCGCTGGAGCAGGCTGTCAGCACCCTGGCCCGGTCGGCGTCGGAGGTAATCGGCGAATGAGCGTCAAATCCCCCGAGCGGCTGATTGCCGCAGCCCTGGCATCCTCGCCCCTGGTGGCCGAGCTGATCGGCGACCGGGTCTATCCGGTGATTGCCCCGGCGTCGGCGGCGATTCCGTTCCTGACCTGGCGGCGGCAGGGGGTGCAGCGGGAGGCGACGCTTTCCGGCCCGTCCGGCGTCGCCAACGTGACCCTAGCGGTCGATATGTACGACACGACCTACGAGGGAGTAAGGGAACTGGCCGACCGCTGCCGGGAAACACTGGATGGTTTTGGGGGGGCGTTGGGAAACTGGATTTCAGTTCGCAACGTGT